GAGCCAGACCTTCTTTGACCAATTCCTGGTCGTGAGGTTCTGGCCTCGGGTGTATCCGGCAAAACCGATGTTGGCCGCAGTGGTATCAAAGACGCCGATGCCGTAGCCTGCCACCGTAGCATTAGGGCTGACATATTCCTTCCAGCGTCCGCTGTTAAGGTGGACCGCTGACCCTGCTCCAGAGGTTCCGCTGACTCCAGCGCCTTGGTAGAAAATCTGGTGAGCAGGCGACATGAGCATCTCGCGCACATTGTCGATGCTTGCGGCCTTGGTCGTGCTGAGTGGTTCGTTGACGTCAGCGGTTGCGCCGAAAGCCGGAACCGCGGCGGTGACGAAGGCAGTCGTCGCGATCTGGGTCGTGTTGGTTCCAGCCGTGGCTGTCGGGGCGGTCGGCGTTCCCGTCAGGGCAGGCGATGCGAGAGGAGCCCGGGTCGTGTCCGTAGGGTGAACGTGGTCAGCCCTGGCGTAGCGCAAGGACGTGCCGACGGCAGCCGTGCCGTTGACGAGCGGGGTCGCGGCGGCGGCTTGTGCAACGACGAAAGCGGTCGTCGCAAGCTGAGTCGTATTGGTATCGACAGCGGCGGTCGGAGCGGCAGGAACGCCGGTGAAGGTCGGGCTGGCGAGGTTAGCCTTTAGGTTGTCGGCTGTCGTGACAAACTCAGTCGTAGCAATTTGCAGATTTGAAATGCCTACTGAAGGAGTGGGAGCCTGAGGCGTTCCCGTGAACGTCGGAGAAGCCAGCGGGGCACGGGTCGTGTCGGTCGGATGAACGTGATCCTGACGAGCGTAGCGGAGGGACGTGCCGACGGCGGCGGTGCCATCGACCAGAGGAGTCGCCGAGCCTGCCTGACCGACGACGAAGGCCGTGGTCGCGAGGGCGACGCTGTTCGTATCAGCTGCGGCGGTGACGCCGTTGGTCGTGCCCTGGAGCGTGGTCGTGGAGCCGGTCGTGTTGCCGATGGTGACGGTCGTCGTGCTACCAGCGGCGCCTAGGGTTCCGATGGCTACGTTCTTGGTAAGGCCAGAGGCGGTGACACCCGTGCCGAAGTTAAAGTTCGAAGCGGCCGTTCCCGTGCCGATTGAAATCTGATTGCCAGATGCCGCGATGGAAGCGTTGAAGGTCGTCGGACCGTTGACCGTGATGTTGTTCGTGCCAGCCGTGGAACCGATGTTGACGTTGGTCGTCGAGCCAGAGACGCCGCCCGTGCCGACGTTGACCGTCTTGGTCGCGCCGGAGATGGTCGCGCCCGTGCCGACGTTAATCGTGCCAGCGGCGGTCGAGTTGCCGAGGGTCTGGTTGGCTCCAGAGAAAGTCTTCGGGCCGTTGATGCTCTGCGTGCCGTCGAGGTCGACGTACTGACGGTTCACGCCGTTGATGCGGGCGAAGAGGCCGGAGGTCGTCGTCCAGACGTCGCCGTTGACTGGGGTCGTCGGAGCCGTGCCGTGCGGGAGGTTGAAGCCCGCGCCGATGGTCGCGTCAGCGGCGACCGTGTTAATCTTACCGTTCTGGTCGATGGCGACGAAGTTCGTATCCGTAGCCTGGTCGTGCAGGGTGAGGATGTTGCCCGTGCCCAGCTGCTCGATGAACAGCGCCGCACCCGTGGAGTTGCTGTTGATCGTGACGCTGCCCGTCAGGGCAGGGGACGCGAGGGGAGCAAAGCCAGCGATGGACGCACCCGAGGGGATGGTCACCGTGCCCGTGAAGGTCGGGGACGCGATGGGGGCGTAGGTCGAGGCCGCCGTCGAGGAGTCGAGCTTGGCGTTGAGCGCCGTGGAGAGGTCGGTCTGATTGCCGAGCACGCCGGTGATGTCGCCCCAGACGATGGAAGCCTGCGGAACCATGCCGCCCACGTTGACCGTCCAGACCGAGTAGGTGCCCGAGCCGGAGTGATGCTGGACATCGACGACCAGGACGCCCGTGCCAGAGTTGTAGCTCGTGACCAGACCGTGCATATGGTTGGCCGCGTCGAAGGCGATGACGATGTCCTGCTGGGTCGTGTACGAGAGGCCCGTGCCGACGGTGAACGTCTTCGTGCCGTTGCCGATGCTGTTGCTCGTCGAGGAGGTCGTCAGGTATCGGTCGCCCGGGATGAGGGTCGTAAAGGCGACATCGTAGTCGGCACCGCTCTGCTTGGTCAGGACTTGGCCGGTGGTGCCAGCGGCAGGCAGGCCGCGAGCGGTGGCGGCGTAGGTCGAGGCCGCAGCCGAAGTCGTCAGGTACGAGGACATTCCCGCCTGCGTCTGGTAGGTAGAGGCCGCCGTCGAGCTGAGAAGGTAGGGGACGAGCGCCGAGGACGTGATGTAGCCAGCGGGGTTCGTCAGCGGGTAATAGGTCGTGGCCGCGGTGGCGCTTAGGAGGTAGGGCGAGAGAGCCGAGGAGACCTGGGCGGCGGTCTGGAAGCCTGCCGGGTTGGTCTGGAGGTAGTAGGTGCTCGCCGCCGTCGCCGAGGTAAGGTACGGGAGAAGCGCCGTATTGACCTGAGCCGCCGTCTGGAAGCCCGAGGGGTTGCTCGCGTCGTACTTCGCGTTAAGAGCGTTCTGGAGATCGGTCTGGGAGGAGAGGGTTCCCGTGATGCTTCCCCACGTGCCGCCGACTCCAGGAGGCCCAGGGGGCCCTTGAATCCCTTGAGGCCCTTGAGGTCCGACCGGCCCGGGGACGCCGACGCTTCCCGTCAGGGTTCCCGCGACCGTGCCGGACAACGCGCCGTTGACCGTGCCGAAGGTGTTCTCGGTGGACGTGATGGTTCCGTTAGGCATGAGATTATTCGGTCACGGATTCGATGACCTGGACGCGGAAGATTTCCGTACGCGAGATAGGACCGGGCGAGCCAGGGAAGACGAACTTGATGTCCCATCGGCCGAGGCCGAGCGCCCAGTCAGCGGTCGAGCCAGGATAGGTGCAAGTAAAGGACAGGCCGTCCACCGCCTTGGTGATCACGAGCTCGTAGGAGTTCCCGCACTTGTCCTCCACCGTCGAGGTAAGGGTCGTGGCCAGCAGGTTGGCAGGGCCGGTAGCGCCAGGGGTCCAGACGAAGGTGCAGGCGAACGTATTGCCTTGGGAAATTGTGACAGTGTCAGCCATGGCGGTATAAATCTGCGGGGGCGGGCATCCCGTCGAAAGGTTCGACTAGGTCAGGTCAGCGAAAAGAAGTTTTCGGGGCTTGGCCTGCTTGTCTGGGTCTTGCCCTGCGGGCCTCGGCCGATGTTCTGGATGAACACCGGGAGGATGTATTCTTCGGGCGGGTCTCCGAACGTGAACTTCTGGTACAGGTATTCGTACTCGGTTCCCTTGTAGGTGATTGAGCCGCTCGCCTGATCGTCGCGGACGTAGCGGCTAGGAGTGGGCGCGGAGACCAATTGTCCGCCCGAGTATACCGCAGGATTGCCGGCGAAGTACTTTACGCCTGGCTGGTTGTAGGGGACGAAGTCCTGCTCGGCGAAGGTGTGGCTAGGGTTCAATGCGCTGACGCTCGTCACGACGGTGGTCACGGGGGTTGGGTTGAGGAACTCGTCGTAGGTGATGACGGTCGTCTCGGTGACCGTCAGCATCTCCATGTTGATCGTCACCGTCCTGCCGACGTAAGGCCTGTTGATGTCGTGCTCGTCCTCGTAGACGATTGTCGCGCCTTTGCTGGTGATTTCTTCATAACCTGATTTCTGAAGTTGAGTGTCGGTCGTCACGACATTCACGCGGGTGGTCTCCCCGCCGTAAGGCAGGAAAACCGCCGCGGAATAGTCCGGGCCTTCAGGGTTGAGACTAGTGGAAGGACCGACGCAGGCGAAGTAGGCCGAATGGGTAGGGTTGCGGATGAAGTTATGAGCCCGTTCCCATTGCGGACCGATGGTCCATTGCGAATACGTTCCCTGCCCGAAAGCCTGATAGGATTGAAAGGTCAGGTTGGTCGGCTGGCCAAAGGATGTCGGGTTGTTCACGCCGATCACCATCGCTAGCATATAGTCCACCGATGGGCCGGTCATCCCGTTAACCTCGATAAGCCACGTCCCGAAGTTGGCCTCGGGGTATGACCCGCTGCCGTTCGTGCTGACGATGTCGATGACCATCTGGCCGATGACGGCGTTGAAACTCTTGATTGTCCCGATCAGGTTGATGGCGGTGTTGACGCTCAACTTCAAGCTGACCGTCTGGCCGGCGCGGAAAGTCCTGCCCGTCTGCCCGACCTGAAACTGGATGACCTTATCCAGCTGCGCCTTCATCTCGATGACGGTATTGGACGAGGCTCGCTGATTGCCCCCATAGATTTCCACGATCCAACCTTCCTGCACTCGGTAAGGCGAGGACGCAGTATTGACCTCAATCATCAGGGGAAGGTCCGGGTTGATGGTCATCTCGGCCGTCGATGTCGCCGAGAAGTCGACGTCATAAGCCGCATTCCCGTAGTACATGATCGGGTAGGAGCCTGGGCCAGTAAACTCGGTTGGCGCCACGGACTGAAGGCCGTAGAACCTACCAGAGTTAGGAGCAAAGTTTCCGCTATCAATCATACTCTGTAGAAGAGGTAGATGGAAGCGTTCGGCTGGGTATACTTGTGACGCTCAGACCATACCGAGTTAGTCACGAACCGCGTAAACCTGACGGGAGGCGGAGGAGTCGAAGGAGCCTCGGGGTCTTTCTGGGCGATGGCCAGGAGGATGTGCCCGTAGGTGTCGCTGTCGTCCTGTTTCTGGTTGAATCCTAGGACCGTCGGGTAGGCGATGTTGTTAAAGTTAGGGGACGGCCAGATAGGGATGGCCCCTCCTGTCTGCGGTCCTGCCCGGAGATAGATGTAGCAAGTCCCGGTGACGTCAAAGTTGTACGGAGCGCGAGGGCGAGGAGACGTCTGCGCCGTGAGGAGGTTGGCCGAACCGATCGCGCCGATGCACGGGATGGTGCTGTTGATGGTCCCCGGATACATCGAGAACGTATTGTCTCCGTTGTCGTAAGGCTCCCATGACGTCGGCGGAGCGGCCTCGGTCGCGCTGAAAGGACTGCCGACGTCCAGGGTGACGCCGTAGCCGCTTGACGTGAAGCCGTACCCGTTGCCCGATTGAAGGTTCATACGGACTGATAGACCTCGGCGGGATACCCCTCGCGGTTGAAACGGATTTCGTAATTGATTTTGACGACCTTGGGCGTGCCTCCTGCCGGAACGCAGTAATCTTCAAAGGAGGCCTGCGAGAGCATGATGGTGTTTCGCGTGGCTCCCTTCATGGCGACGGTCCAGGTCGTGCCGATGTGGTCGGGCAGCAGCTTGATGCCGGCGAAGGAATTGGTCGCGCTGGTCTTGCCGACGGCGTTTCTGATGGTGGTGATGTCGGCCATCGTCGAGGTGTAGATGGTCCCCGAGAAGGAAGTGATCGGCGAGAGGTAATGGGTCTTGCCGTAGTAGTACTGCTTGGAGGGCGTGCTGGAGTCCTTGAATCCGACGAAGCCGCCGGCGTTGGTCGTCGTCCCCTTGAAGTGAGCGCCGAAGTCTCCGCCCACGACCTCGCCCTGGGCGATGGTGGAGGCGACGAAGACCGTACCGTTGCCAGCGATGGAAGTCGGGAAGCCGGCATTAGCTCCGAAGAAGTTCGGGTGGGTCGTGATGTGCTCCGAGGTCAGGCCGTGCGAGGCGGTGACGTTGGGCTTGGTCCTGGCCCCGACGCTGGAGTCGATGCCGACATACTCCGCTTCGATCGTGTCGAGTTCAAGAGCGCCCTTGGTCAGGGTGAACTTGTGGACGAAGAAGTCCGTGTAGTCGGGATGGACTTGCCCGGTGGTCACGGCGTTTCCGCCGGCGGCCTTGTCCACGATATAAGTAGCCTTGGCGGTCATAAGACCGTAACCGTCGTTGGTGTAAAAGCCTCCAGGCTGGACGAACTTCGTGGTCAGGCCGTTGCCTTTTTTGACGAGAGTCATGGTTATTTGGTTTTATTGACGAGAGGGCTGCGGGCCTGAGAGGCGTTGGCAGGGGTGTGCGGGGTGGCTCCTGATGCCGTCACGTCGGCCGAGCCGGAGCCTGGACCCTTGGCGGCGATGACCTGAAGGCAGGCGAGTTGGTCGCGGGCGATGGCCTGCTGCTCTTGGAGCGCGGTGACGACAGGGTTGGCCCCGACGCCGATGACATTGCCGGAGACCGAGGAGGCGCTCGGGGTCTTACTGTCGGCGGCCTTGTCCTTCTCGCTCTTGCCAGCAGATCCGATTGCGGCCAGCAATGCCTTGGCGGCCTCGCTCTTCTTAGATTCCGAGGCAACTGGGCCAGCGGCTTTCACGTTGCCGTCTGCCAGCCCAGACATGACTCCGGCCATCCCGACAGGTCCTGCAAGCGGGACCATCTTCGTCACGGCACTAGAGGCAAATCCACCCACGCCGAACTTGTTGAGGATGCTGAACATCCCAGACGCGATGTCCTCGGACACTTTAGACGACCACTTGTAGTAGGCATCGTATACTCCGAAAAGATTTGCAGTAAGAACCTTGAGCCCAGAACTAAGCCTATCCACGCCGTCGTTGTAATCGCCGATGAGCTTGAGCGTCTTCGCGTCGATGACTGGGGCGTTCGAGATGTCCTTGCTCAGTTTCTGGAAGTCGGAAAGCAAAGGCAGGATGTCATTGCCGATCTTGTCGCCGAAGAAAGCGGTCGAAATGAGGAGGCGTTCTGAGTCGTCGGCGCTTCCGGCCATGGCCTGAGAGATTGCCAGGAATACCGATGTGGCGTCACCGGCCTTCAGCTGCTCCATCGAAATGCCAAGGGCCTTGAAGATTTCAACCTTCTTGCCCGTGCCGGCGGCGGCCTCGGCCATATCGACGCGCAGCTGACGGGTCGCCTTAGCCAGGGCGGAGACTGAGACGCCGGACTGCTGCGCCGCGAAGGCCAGCCGTTGGAACTGCTCGGCCGATAGACCAGAGCGGTCAACCTGATCGGCGACAGCGCCTAATTCCTTGAACGTTCCTGAAATAAAACCTAGGGCCTTGTCGAAGAGGACGGCCCCCGCGAACATCCCCGTCAGCCTTTTGACGATGTCGTCACCGGCCTTCTTGAACGAGTCGCCCAAAGTCTCGACGGACTTCTTTGCCCGACCCGTCACTTGCTCGACGTCGGACTTTCCCTTCAATTCATATTCAAGTTTTTGGGACATCTGGCTGGGGGTTCTTTACCTCTGCGGAGGGGGCAACCTTTTCTAGGCGTTCCTGCTCCTCCATGAAGGCCTCCTCGTCGGTCGTCAGAATCTTTGACTCCGAGCCGTTCGCCGCGGACCATGCGGCGTTCATCCAGATCGCCTGACATTCTGGCATCTCCCACGCCCGCTTCTCTTCCACGCCGTGCTTGATGAGCGCCGCCACCACCGCCAGAGGCCAAGGGATGCCTATGTCTTCGGCCGTGCCTTTCTTCCCGTTAGGGTTGTCCCAGAACTTCGGCCAGCAATCGACGAGGCAGTAGTCCGTGAACCGTTCGCATTCGGTCAGGAACTTGCCCGGCCTTTCGTTGAGTCTTTTGACCAACTCCACGTCATCCTTGTCGAGCTCGCCGATAGGCTCCTCGGCGCAAATCTTGACGGCCGTAAGGAGGTCCAGAGGGGTCGGCTCAGTCTTGCCAGTGATCAGCGGAGACTCGATGGCCATCAGGCGCACGCGGTACTTGAGGCAAAACGGATAAACAGGTCGGCCAAGGATTTGCACCTTGGCCGCCGGGTCCGTCCAGGCGCGCAGGAATCTTCCGTCCACGCCCTTGATGCTACCCCTCTCGGGGCGGTGTCAATTAGTAGGTAATGCCTTCGTAGTCCACCGCTTCGATGGAGACGGAGGTGAAGCCCTTGTTCTGCGACTTTTCGTCTACTTTTACTACAATTCCTTGGAAGCTAGTCGAAGGGGAGCCGGCCGGATAGGCCGAGGAGGTGTTGGTCGTGAAGGAGATGGTCGCGCCGAGGACGGGGATCGTGCCCGTCTTGCAGATGCCTTCGACGGAGAGGGTCGTCTTGATGTCGTCGAGGCGGTGGGTGACCGTCACGCCCGACTCATTCTGGACGGTGTCTTCGTTGTTGAAGCCGGCCGAGACGGAGAAGGACTGCACGAACAAATTTTGGACTACGCCATTGATACCATAGATGCAGGAAGTTCCAGAAAGGATAGCGGACACGGCGGTAGGTGGTTAAAGTTTTGTCGGGTTAAGGCTTTGAAACTGCGGGGGTGGGCAACCCTTACGGGGTCGGGTTCACGACCACGGGGATGGTATACGAAAGGACCGTCGCCCAAGAGCGCTCGTCGCGGCCTTCGTCTTCCGAGTCAGGGATCACGTCATAGCACCGAGCGGAACCGTCCGTCACGAAGGCGGCCTTGATCGCGGAGACGTTGGACATGGCCCCGGCGATGGCGGCGCATCGGTCACGGTGGGCGGTCAGCGTGGTGTCGTCGGCGTTGGAGAACAGGGTGACGCGGACGGAGCAGAGGTAGTTGCCAGCGCCCTCGGGCAGTTCGGGCGGGGTTCGTGCGGAGTCGCAAAGGACCACGCACTTGGGCAGGACGTTGATCTCGGCGGAGTCGCCCGTGTAGACGGCCACGCCGGCAAGGCCGGAGGCGGCGGTCAGGTAGACATCGATGACTTGCTCGACGATGTGGCGGGGGGAGAAGGTTCCGGGCATGGTTATTTTTTGTTGCGGTTAAACTTTTCGGCGCGGGCCTTGAGCAAGGCCTCAAGCATGGCAGGCATCTGCTTGACGCGATTGCCGTAGACTAGGTTCTTTACGTCCGCGTCGGTCGCAACGAAATCCGCGTCGCCGATCCTGTTTCCGATGACCAGGTCGATGACCATGTTCTCGGCGTCCTGGCGACTCATGGCGACGTAGCCTAGGGACTGCTGATGGCGCTTGATCCAGACGGGGATCTGGGAGCGGCCTGCATTGTTGCGGCTTCCTCCGAGGCTCTTTGGCTTAGGCAGTTTGTTGAGGGTCATAACCCAGCCTGACTTGACCTTGCCGACAGTCTTCTGCCTTTCGCGGATGTATTCCTTGAGGACGCTGTCCTTCGCCTCGACGCGCTGCCAGAAGTCGATGCCAGGTCCGCCGTTCTTGCGGATGCGTCCGCCGAACTTCTTAAGGGCGGCCATGTGGACTTGCTTCACGCCTTCGACGCTGTCGATGACTGAGCGGTTCATGGCGTTTCCCGCTTCCTCCTGGCCGATGCGCTTGAAGTAGTTCTTCAGCTTGTTGAAGGACTTCTCCGTCCCGAATCCCTTGTTAAACATCCGGGCGTAAAGGGCGTTGCCGGCGAAGAGGTCGGTATTGTCCCCGGCCAGTTTCCAGAACTTGGAGGGGTTGTTCATGAAGGCCGCCGAACCGAGTTTACGGAACAGGCGACCGCGGCGACCGTTGACCGAGCCCGAGCGCTGGCCGACTACGACCGAATGCACGTCGCCTTTGATGGCCGCATTGCCGACCATGCGGGCGTCGTCGCTCATGCCTTGGCCGCCGGCCTTCACGATCGGCGGGGTCAGCACCATACTGTCGCGGCACATCAAAGCGGCCTGCTCCAGGAACACATCAACGAAGCCGTCGTTCGACCCCTTCTTGAATTCAGTCAGGGCGGTCATGAACTCCTCGCGGCTGCGCGGGAGGATGCGGGCCTCTAGGCTCATTGGTTGTCATCGACCACGACCAGCGTGATCCAAGCCGAAAGGGTCTTGTAGGTCTGGCTGGTGATGCGGACAACCTTGCCCCCGACCGTCAGCTTCTTGCCGATGCCCAGGGCGGGGATGGGAACGCCTGCCGAGATGACCGCAGCCGATGCCCCATTAGACCCGTCTGGCTTCGTCCAGGAGGCCGTTGCGGCAGGCAGGCGGACGGTGTACTGGGTCCGCTCCACATACCCCCCTGCTTCCAAGGCGGTGGTGTAGGCGGGGTCGGAGATGAGGGCCGAGAAGGTCACGGTCGAGCCGGCCGTCGCGCAGGGGATACCTAGGTCGTAGGTGATTTCCTTCGCATCGTCTAGAAACTCTTGACCGTAAAGGCTCATACATCTGCGGAGGTGGGCAAAAAAAAGACCCCCATTTCTGGGGGCCTTCATCGGGGGGCTTTAAGCCCCGGCGATTACGGGTTGTAGACCGAGGCGATCGTGCCCGAGGTCACGGCCTTCGACGCACCGAACATCAGTTCAGCCGAGGCGACGAGGGAGCGGGTGCTCTTATCGGCCCAGACGTTGTAGTAGATGTTCAGGCCGAGGGACTCGACCGGGACGACTTCCGAGACGAGCATACCGTCGCGGACGTGGTCGAGGGAAGGAGCGGCAGCGGCCATCGCGAGGGCTTCAGGAGCGCAAGCGAAGCCGGCGAGCTTGGCCTCGGACGGGAACTGGGAAGCGTAGTAGACGCCGCCGTCGAAACCGTAAGCACCTTCAGCGAGGGGCAGGGAGGTCGTGCTGGTCGGGATGAGCTGGGAGTAGATGCCCGGGTTCACGATCAGCGCCTTGCGGCCAGCCTTGGAGACGCCGGCCCAGAGGGCGCGGAGGTTGGCGGAGCCAGGGGTGACGGTCGAGTCAGCGCCGGTGACGGTCGCGGCGCCGAAGTTGGCGACGGTGATCGGGGCGGTGGCGGCGGCCCAGATGGAGTCGGCCAGCTTGTCGAGGTTGATCTTCA